CGTGGGGCGCAGGCTGGAAAAAAGGTAAATATTTTAGAGGACTTAACAAAGATGGCTCTCCTAGAAAAGAGTTATCAGCGGAAGATTTCTTGCAAAATATGAAGCTTAGTAAGACTGGCAGCGAACGACTAGGCAAATTATCTCGTGATACTGTAGAGAAAGATAAAACTATCTTAGAACTAAAAAAGCAAGTCCAAGAGCTTCTGAAATTTACGAAGCAACAAAATGAGAATGAGATATTATCTCGAAAACAATCCCTTGAGCAAGAAGAAGAAGAAGCAATTTTATCTGGTGATTTAGAAAAAGTTAGACATATTCGCAATCTACAAAAAAAGATTGAAGAAAGTAAGTTTAATTTTTCTACCGAAGAAGAGCCAAAAGCTCCTCAACCAGCTCAAAATAATCTTCCTAATTTACCACCTGAAATATTAGCTGAAAGGCAGCAACTTGTAAATGAATTTAGGTCTATTCATACTTGGTATGACAGAGATGTTGAATTACAAAGTTACGCTGACGGAGTTTTTAGAAAACTTGATAATGATTCTAATTATAGACATTTATCATTTCAGGACAAATTAGATATGGTTGTTGAAAGAGTGGAAAAGAAATTTCCTGATGAAATTGGTATCAAGAAACCTTTATCTGTGGCTTCTGGTAGAAGAGGAATTTCCTCTTCTACCAAGCAAATTACTATAAACGATTTGCCTGATGAGGCAAAAAAAGCTTATAACTATTTTGCTTCTAAGGAAAAAACGGAAGAAGGTAGAAAGAAACTAAAGGATTTTTATATTAAAGAATATTCAAATCAAAAATAATAATTAATTGAGCAAATAAAATGAGAAAGAAAAACGAAGCGTCTATTGAAACATCTATTAATGATTTATCTAATTCAAGAGGCAGAGATGACTTAGAACTTAGAGGAACTAGACCAGAAAATAGAGATGTTGTTGAAATTACTATGCCAGATGGCTCTAAATTCTTACGAAGAGAGAGAACTGTGCTAGGTAAAACTGATAGATTATATCTTCCTGAAAAGAAAGGATTTAAAAGACATTGGTTTAATGCAATTGAGCCATCAAGAATACAATATGCAGTAGATTGCAATTTTGTTCCAGCAACGGACGAAAGTGGCAATTTAATTCAGCCTATTGATGGAGATGTTGATTCAAAGGGCGTTAGACAAAAAATGTATCCTATGGAAATCCCTATTGAAAAATGGAAAAAGCTTCAAGAGAACACTAAGCGTGAAAGAGAAAACTCTAGCATAGCTAAAGAAATAGAAAACGAGATGAACAAAGGTTTAGATAACTTAGGTTCAAAAACTCAAATATTTGAAGATAAATTAACAATTTTACAAAAATAAATTATGGCAAATGCAAACAGACCTTTTGGTCTTTTACCGCTTGTTTCTGAAAATGGAACAGTGCGAACTAACTACTACTACATTCCATCTAGCTATGGAACAGCTTTGTATGTAGGTGATACAGTAATTAAATCTGGCACTTCTAATAGCAATGTTGTTATTAATGGAAGAAATTATGCTGCTGGTTCTTTACCTTCAATTACAAAAGCTACAGCAGGCGCGGGTAACTTAATTACTGGCGTTATTGTAGGTTTTGTTGTTAATCCAGCAAACTTAAACTCTCCTACTTATAATCCAGCAAGCACCGAAGCTATTGCGCTTGTTTGTGATGACCCACAACAATTGTTTAAAGCTCAATGCTTAGGAACTCTTGCCGTTACTCAAATTGGCTTGAACGCAAACCTAAACTTTGGAACTGCGGATAGCATTTGGGGTCAGTCTGGCATTACAGTTGATATTGATAACGCTAATACTACTCAAAATTTTCAGGTCAGCGTTAAAAGATTGCTTGATTCTCCTGATAATGAGCTTGGATTATACTCGGATATTGTGGTTAAAATTAACCAACATACCGAAGCGGCTAATACTGCTGGAATATAATATTAATTTAAAAATAACTTAAACTATGGCTATTATCGTAACAGACACTATTCCTAAGGCATTAAAGCCAGGAGTAAGACAATTTTGGGGTGAATACTCTGAAGAAGACGCAATGTTCTCAAAAATGCTTGATGTAGAAACAACTACTGAAGCTTTTGATGAGTTTGTACAAGTGAGTACCTTTGGCAAATTTGCTAATAAAGATGAAGGCGCGCCTGTAAACTTTGACTCAATGGCTCAAGGCTATATCACTAGAGCAACTCAAAGAACTCGCGCTCTTGGTTATATTATTTCTTGGGAAGCTAAAAAGTTCCAAAAATATCTTAACGCAGTTGTTAAAGGCAACAAAGCTTTATCTCGTTCTTTAAAAATTACTAAAGAATCTGATGGCGCTGCTGTATTTAACAATGGCTTTGATTCTAACTACACTTATGGTGACCAAAAACCTTTCTTTGTTTCAGATCACCCTATGAGAAGTGGCGGAACTTTCTCTAACATTTTGTCAACATCTGCTGATTTATCAGAAGCTGCATTAGAATCTTTGTTAATTCAAATTAATAAAGCAACTGATGACAGAGGTTTGAAAATCAACCTAAAAGCTAAGAAATTATTTGTTTCGCCAGATAATATCTTCAATGCTGATAGATTGACTCAATCAATTCTTCGCACTGGAACTAACAACAATGATGTAAATGCTATTTACAACATGAGAGCTATTCCCGAAGGCTATATGTCAAATCCGTTTTTAACATCTGAAAACTCTTTCTTTATCAGAACTGATGCTATGGAACAACCTAAGTTCTTAGTTGCTGAAGAAGGAATGTTCTCTTCTGATGGTGATTTTGATACTGAAGACACTAAGTTTAAAATGATGACTAGCTATGCTACAACAGTAGTTGACCCTAGAGCTTATTATGCTTCTGAAGGTGTTTAATATTAATTCTAGGGGTTAATCGCCCCTAGATTTTTCTAATAATTTATGACTACTAATTCTACTGGCGGTGTTACTAATATCAGGGCAGATAATGCTCTTGGAACGCTAAAGCAACCTGACCCAACTCAAGCGCATACTTATTTTAATGATTTTGATAATTATGTTGCTGGTGATTGGATTGTAACTGAAACACAAGCTGGCGCAACCCAAGCTCTTACTGACGCAGACGGCGGTGTATTGTTACTGACAAACTCGGCTGCCGATGATGATTTGGTTGCTTTACAATTGTCAAAAGAAACTTTTAAATTTGAAGTTAATAAACCTTTATTTTTTAAAGCTAGATTTGCAGTTTCTGATGTAACCCAATCTGATTTAGTTATTGGTTTGCAAATAACCGATACTACTCCTTTAGCAGTTACTGATGGCGTTTATTTTTCTAAAGCTGATGGTGCAGCTACATTGAATTTTAATGTAGTTAAAAATTCAGCAGCTACTACAGCTTCTGCAATTATTTCTTTAGTTAATGCTACTTACATAACTGTAGCGTTTTACTACAATGGCGTTGATAAGATTTATTATGCAGCGGGAACCGATAATAACGCTCCAACTATTCTAGGTAAATCAGTTGTTACTAATTTGCCAGATGACGAAGAATTAACTATCTCTTTTGCCATACAAAATGGCGAAGCGGTAGCTAAAACTATGTCAGTTGATTATATTTTCTGTTCTAAAGAACGCTAACAAATAAAAGTTCACCACACTCTTATTAATTAAAAATTATATGCCAGCAATAAATATTGATACAGAATTTACATTAACAGCTCCCGATAATGATTATTTTGCAGCGGCAGTAACTGGTGGAACTTGGGCTTTAACTCAAAATGATTCACCTTTAGATGTAGCTTATCAAGTTTCATTAGAAAACTTATCTGCCACAGACCATTCAGCTAAAACTTGGACGATTGTTGGAGAATTATATGGTTTTCCACAAACTGAAACTTTAGCGATGCCAGCAGGTTCAGCTACTGTAGAAAGTGCTAATTATTATTCTTCTATTTCCTCTGTTACTCCTTCTGCCACTATTGGAGCTGATACTATGAATATTGGTTATGTTGATGAAGCAGTAAGCAAACCATTTGTGATAGATAATACAATTAGTAATGCAACTATTTGTATTATTGTAGCAACTGGCGCAACTATTAATTATACTGGTCAATATACATTATCTAAAACTAATAATAACGCCGCTTTATTGTTCTTAGATGTTCCATCTAGTAGTGATGTTTATCAAAAAACAGCATCTAATTCAGAATCATTTTTTGGCAAGCCAACCGCTTTAAGATTAAAAGTAAATTCTTTTACTGGAACTCAAACTAATAGAATACAAATAACTCAATAATATGGGTGACCATTTAGTAATTTGCGATAGAACAGGTTTTAAAAGGTGGAGGTCTGAATGTCGAAAAGAATGGGACGGCAAAATTGTATGGTCGCCAGTCTATAGAAGACGGCAACCACAAGATACACCAGCC